CCAGCGATTCATGTGCAGGGGGTAGTTGTCAAAGATGGCCTCACCACCCCACCGATTCACAAAAGAGTTCTCGTCGCTTGAGTTCAGCGCCTCCATGAAGTTCTTGTTGATATAATAGGCTGTGCTGATCTTCGATATATCCGACTTCACTTTGTATTTGGCTGAAGCCTGACATCCCTGCAGCATGGTTTCCAGTGCCGCCAGACCGTTTTTGTTGGTCGGCCGGCAGTCCCGCATGACCAGCTCTTTTTGCGCGTCCCACAAAAAAATCGGATACGCTGTGAAGTCGATCGCGTCAAAATCCGTAGCCTTTGGATCCGTAACGACCCAAAGCTGATTTTTAAATTTCGGCAAATCGAATTTGATGACGCTGTCGTTTTGGATGAAAGGCGCCGCCTCGTCGGTCGGGACTTGAAACGACGCTGACCATGCGCCGTTCAAAATGAGATGGAGCGACGCGCTGATTGGATGCAGCGCGAAGTCACCGTTTTTCGAATAGTTTGTATTTTCGATTTTGTATAAATGGATCATACGCACCTCCAATTTGTGACCACCGCTAAGCTGCAGCTGCAGGAGATCTCATTTTGTCCTGGTTTTAAATGCAGCCAATCAAAATCGCCTTCTATCAAAGGCATGGCCGTCCGGCCGTCTTTGAGATAGGCACGCTTCCGATCCGTGTCGATGGTCACCTGGTCGAGCACGTCAACACGGCATACATGGCCATTCACGGTCAGTGTCTGCGCTCCGGAGCCCATCAGGATATATCTTGGATGGCACTCGTCATACGGGTTGAAAGCGTACTCCTTAGCACTCCTAAGTACGACTTGCCCAGCAACGCAATACTTGTATGGATCACACCGAAATGTAACCGTAAAAAGTCCTTTGTAAATCCCGGCGCGTGACACCGCTCCGATCGACACCTCTTTGACCCGATAAAAGAAATTCGGATCATCGCTCAAAAGCAGCCGTTCCGCGCTGAAAAATATCTTGCGATATTTGCGCATCGCGTCGTTGACAAGATTCGGATCGCTCATGAAATTGAATTCGATCTGAAACTCGATATCATCGAAAAAGCCAGTGTCTTTCGACAGCTGGCCATCCCGATGCATAATCTTCGCCCTTTTATAGAGTTTCTGCGGCGTTGGAATGTCTGGACGCCGCACCGTATAAAGCCCTTCCGCGTTCAAGGATCGGCCATTGATCAATGTATCCAGTGTTCGCATCCTACCCTCCTTGAGCGACCTGCATCGCCCGATTCTGGTCGACTACCGCTTCATTTGTCGCCTCGGCAATCTTCCGCTTGTCCAGAAAAACCTGACTTATAAAGCGCATCGTTCGGCTGGAATCCACGTGCATCGTCGTATTCAGATCCAGCATTTCCGCAAAGTCTCGTATCACTGCCATCAAATCGTTTTTCTTCGCTTTCATGCCTTTTACAAAAAGGTCAATCATATCGCCGCCGGATTCATCGAAGTCACTCAAAGGTCCTTTGTCTGGGACCGAAAAATGCAGGAAGTCAGCCACTGTTTTCGCGATACCACTCACCGTATCTTTCACCCATTGGATCCCCGACTTGATGCCTTCGACAAAGCCGTTGATAAGGTCGGCTCCCCAGTTCTTTGCCTTTGACCAGAAGCCACCTAAAGTATCAGAAATGATGCTGCCGATCTTGCTGATCCAAGTATCGACGAAGTTTCTAAACTCGGCACAGTTGTCATAAAGCAATTTGAACGCCCCCGCAAAAGGATTCACCAAAAGCAAGAGAAGTCCTTGCCAGTTATCCCTTACGAAGCCGATGATCGTGTCCATGATCTGCTTGACCTTTGCCCAAAAATCATTCCATTTCTGGCCCAGGCTTTCGCACATCCGGTTCCAGCCGTCCACCAGCGAATCCTTAAACTGCGCAAATGCGTTTGGCAAAGTTTCTGAAAACCACACAACCATGCCTTCGAATACTTGTGTGAAAAAGTCACCAATCGACTGAAGGACCGCGTTCACGGCGTCCCGAAACCATTCGCATTTTGTATACAGCGCGACAATGGCACCAATCACCACCGTGATCACCGCGACGACCGGATGGGCCATGATTAACCCGAAAAGGCTCGATACCGCCCCTTTGATCCCTTCCAGAATCGGCAGCAAAGACGGCAAGCCCTGAACCAATCCGATAATATTTTGGATCGACGAAATCGTATTGGAAATCCCGTTGATTACGAAAGCACCGGCCAGCGTCGCACCAAAAAGAGCAATGATCGGCAGCAAGGCCGGCAAATTCGAGGATACGAAGCTAATCACATCCTTGAGCAATGGCAGCAACGTTTCCGCGATTGGCGTGATCACGTCCATTTGGATCTGGCGTCCCAGACCTTCCAGTTGGGACTGTACGTCGTCGTACCGCTGCTGTTTCAGCTCGTCCATTTTTCCGTTGACGTCGTCCAACTCGTTTCCGACACTCGTCAGTGATCCGACGACCGCAAGATTCGCGTCTTCACCCATCGTTCCGAAAGCGGCCGCAGCCATTGTCAAAGCGTCCTGTTCATCCGTGCACGAGTTGATATCCGACACGATCGACTCGATCACGTCTTTCATCGTGGCCTCGCCACGCTCCCATTGCGCATACAAGTTCTTCGTCGAACTCGAAAAAAGGTCGATCGACTCCCCGATCGAGCCATCCCCTAAACGGTTTTTCGCTTCGTTGATGGCATCGTTGACTTTATCGAGGTTGTATGCCCCGTTATGCGATCCGTTGACAAGCAGTTGAAAATACTCCTCGGCGGAATAGCCAGCCTGGGCAAAGTTGCCGGAGTATTCGGCGACGTTATCTCCTAGCTCGCCGGTGTAATCGAGTCCAAGCTGCGACCCCCTGGCAAAGAGGTCAAAAGCCTCTTCAGACGTGATGCCGAAATGCTGCATCAAGTTGTTGACGCCCCGGACTGTTTCCGAGAAATCCGAGCCAAAGGTGTCCTCCAGTGTGATCGCGTTCTCGACCAGCTTTCGGATATTGCTGGGATCGACCTCGCCTGTGACCTGCTTGACATAGGCCATTTTGTCGCCGAGATCACCAAGACTTTCCCCGAAATTATTCGCGTAGAGGTCATCCATCTCGGCTTTGAAGGCGGCAAGTTCTTCCTTGCTGGCCCCGGTCTGCGCTTGGAATTTCTTATAAGACGAATCCGATTCCAGCGCAAAGTCCTTCATGGAACCGGCCAGGTTCGTCATCATCTCCGCACCCTTCTGGATGCCTTCCGATACGAGGTCGGCCATCGCTACCTTCATGACCGTAAAGCCGTCACTGGCTTCACGGGCTCTATCCGCGGTTTCATCCAGTGTTTGCGCGAGATCTGTCGCTTCGGACTCGACTTCGTTCAGGCGAGCCTTGTTTTGATTGAGTTCGGAAGAAAGCCGCTGGATGTCTGCTTGCAGATCCTGCGCCTTCGTGCCGGCCTTTCCATGCACGAGGATATAGTCGGCATACGCGCGCTGCGCCTGCTTCAAAGCTTGCTCCTGCGCGGATATTTTCGACTTCAAAGCGTCCGTCGCCGATCCGAGGTCACTGAGTGACCCGCGGTTCGTTTCAATGGCTTTAGACGTTTTAATCATGTACGTCTGCGTCTCATTGATCGCATAGTTGAGCTTGTCGATCTCGGACGATGTCGCCTCATATTCACGTTGCGCCTTTGCGACTTCTTTGGATTGCTCCCCGTACTTTGCTTTTAGGGCTTCGATGTTTTTTGCCTGGTCAGCCAGTTTGCGGTTGTGCTTTTCCAGCTGCTCCTGATAGATCTGCAGCTTTTTCTCTTGTGTTTCGTATTGCTTTTCAAGGAGGCTGTTTGCCTTTTGCAGCAGTTCCACGGATTTGCCACTGGCATCCATTTCCGCGCTGACCTTTTTCAACTCGGATCCGTAGGTCTTCAAGTCCGAATTGACGCCATTGATCTGCTTGCGAAATTCCTGCTGTCCTTTTAAGCTGATGCGCGGCCCAATGTCCATGCCTGCCATCGTTCACCCTCCTTCCTATAAGGCGGTCGGGATATACTCCGTCGTGCCTTCGTCTTTGACACCACAGAGGATGTCATGCGCATCCAACAGATCGAGCAGTTCGCTGATCGGCAGATGCAAAAAAAGGCGTGGAGTCATCCCCATGCCTACTGCCCGGGCCGATATGTAGATCCATCGGTTCCGGGCGTCGAGCGCTTTTTCTTTTTTTTTGATGCCCCGTCGGATTTCCTCGGAACCGCTCGGATCTGCTTGGCATTCGCGTTCGCAAACACTTTCTTGAGCACCTGGATTGCCGCCTCGATGCCATCCATACCGACAAGGCCGGCGCTGATCCCTTTCTTGCTGATGCATTTGAGGTTTCCAAATTCGTCAATATCGCACCCTTCTGGATGGAGGCCGATTTGATTCACGTATTCGGTACCCGATTCGACTAGCATGTGGATCAGATCCACGACCAGCCCGATCTGGTCATCCGTTTGTGCCTGCATCTGCGTTTCTACGTTGGCGAGGCCGCCAAATCTTTGCTCCAGACGCTGGATCGTGTACAGTGATAGCACCATCGGGTACCGGTATTTCCCTACCGGGATGTATTCGATCTTTACCGTCATCATGCTGCAGCCTCACCGACGTTCAGGATCTGTTTCAAAAGATCCATCGCTTCTTTTTCTGTGTCGCAGTCCCAATATTTTTGCCACGGATGATGGAGCGCCGGCGTACCATCGGTTTCCTTTTCCTCAGAGCGCATGATCGTCGCCGTCAACTCCTGCGTCTGCCAGTCGATCGTTTCAGCGCGCGTCGTGGCAGCACCAGCCGGGATCTTATACGTAGTTTTTGGAAAAAGAAACGCGCGGTAAAAATATTTGCCGTGGAAAACGTGTTCCTCGATCAAGCCGGATCCAACCGGCGGGGATACCATATCGTCATCGAACGCGATCCCCTTTACTTCCTTGCCGCCAACCGTCTCCGAGATCTCTTTGGCGTTCAGCAGCATTTTCGACATCTTGGCGTCAAACTCGCCGGTGCTGACGGTCAGCGTAGCGCTTTTCATACGGCCCGGCGCGGTTTCCGCGATTTGGTTATCCAAATAGCAGTTGTTGTCCTCTTCGACTTCGACATCGACTTTGTATTCTGCCATACGGGCCGTGATCGAGCCTTCGCCGTATGTCACATCGTCCGTTGCTTCATCGTACTTGTACGGCGCAACGACCAGATAAGATAGACCTGTTTTCATAGTTTGTCCTTTCTAGATTTTTTCAAATCTCTTTTTGATTTTCTCGTCGAATTTTTTCTCCATCGCTTCGACAGTTTTCTTTTTCCCCTTGCTTACAGCGCGGGAAATAAAATCGTCCTTCGCCCGCCAGGATGTGCCGCGGCGCAAAGACCGGGCTGTCAGCGGGATCGGGACCCCTTTCGGATATTTCTTCGTTTTGTGGCTCGTGTCATACCCATCAAATCCGGTCTTTACATCGTAATCGCCATCCTTTTTTCCGAATGGCGATATACCAAGACCCGAGAGCAGCGCTTTCTTTTCCTGCGCCGTCATCCCGTTGACCGGGCTGGCGTGTGTCGGGTGGCTCTGGATCTCGCCGCGAATCGTGTCGGTCATCACTTCGGCGCCGGCATAGATTGCCTGCTTCATCTCGCCTTCCAGATCCTCGTCCGCCCATTCCTGCAAGACTTGGATATACCGTTCCAGATCCGCCAATCCATCCGCCGCCGAGGTCACAGTTCGCACCTCCACTCGTGATGAATCAGCCGGGTTTCCGGCTCATACGTCGAACCGGAATAAGAAAAAGAGATCCCGTTCGTGTCAAGGATTTCCTGGATCTTGTCGATCGTAGGCGAGTATTCTTTTTTGGTATACAGGTCGATGGAAAATTCGATGGCCTGCTCCCCTTTACGGTTGTCCACAGCGCCCTCGCTGGCTTCCGTGATCTCCTGCCACAAAATCCATTCATTCAGCTGCTTATCACAAAAGTAGTGGAACACGCTCTCACTGCATAAAAGCATCAAGTCTCGCATCCGCCTCATTTTTTCAGTCAGGGTCATGGTCATTCGCCTCCAAACTTAGCCGGGTGAACCAAAGGCCTTCGTCGTCTTTGCGATGCTGGACATGCATGACCCGATAGGACTCCCCGTCGATGACGGCAGTCATCCCGGAGCGGATACTGCGATCGAGGTCGATGTCGATGACCGCCTCCAAATGATGGTCGTAGTGCTCGGCAGCAAATCGCTGATTCATCGAGACACCGTATTCCGGGTACCCAAAATAGTACTCTCCGTACAGGCTTTGCTCCTGCTTTGGCATATCGCCGGCGGCGGCCACTGCGACAGGCTCATAGATTTCGACGACTCCATCATCAAACGTCTTGCTCATCGATTCTCACCTGCTTCCATAGCATCTGCTTGATGCGCCGGTCAAGATGTCTAGGCATCGTCCGGTCATAGCCCATTTCGGCACGCGAACGGAAAAGGAAAGATGCGTATGACACGACCAATCCGGTGTAGTCCGCGTTGCCGGTATCTTTGACCCCATACCCTTCGATTTCAAGCTTGGCGGTTTCGATCAGCTCCTCCAGGTAATCGTCTTGATCGGACCGGCCAGATCTTTGCAAATCAGCTTTCAAAAGGGCCAGACACTTTTCCTCTAATGTCATACGCTACCTCTCTATTCCTTCGGCGTTGTCGGTTCGACGACTTTATTCGCTACGTCTTCCGGGAATGTCGTGGTGGTAGTCGGCGCCGTGTTGGCGATATTAAAGAGGGCGAAAGCCTCCGCGATGACCGGCTTGCCGTCATAGCGCGCGGTACCCTTGAATGCCGTCTGGTCTTCGAAGAAAAGCACATCCGTCGAAGTCGCGGTCTGGATTTCTTTTCGATCCACCAGTTCGTAGTTGCCCAAATAGCCGACTGCGATGTCGTTGTCCGCCATGAAGGAAAGCTCCTCGATCACACCGCCAACGACCGGCATCGTCGTGCCAAGTCCGGCCACGATTGCAGCATTCAAGTTCTGATCCATCGACTCGGTCAAAAGCTTCAGGTGCGTTTTGCGGTTCATGATCCACACAAGCTCAGACTCGTTATAGTCATTGAAAAGGCATCCGATCGCCTCCACGAGGGCCTTGAAAAGCGCCAGTCCGGTACCCGTCAGCTTTTTGATGTTCGACGTGTGCAAGTCCTTCCACTCCCGTTCCGTTTCCGAATAGTTGGACGGTTTCGTTTCCTGCGCTAGCCGCGTGACAAAGCCCAGCGGCATTTTCACGCCTTTGCCGTATACGATGGCTTTATCCAGCGCTTTACCAATCGCGATACCAATCGACTCGATAAATTTCGCCGCCAAATCATAGTCGGAATCCTCCAGGACGGCATTGCACATCTTGAAGAAACCGCCGACTTTATATCCGTCGATTTCGACGTCATTGAACCCGATCGACAGCTCGTTGATCTTGCCGCACTGCTCTGTCCACACGCCTTCCGGCTGGGATCCCTGGATGATGATACGGGACGTGCCGCGGATCGCGTCGTTCTTGACGTACTTTTTCAGTTTCGACGCCTTTTCCACTGTCTGCTGGATCAGCGGCAAGACTGTCGTCGGGATCGTGATATTGGCGTTCTTTACGTCGCGCGTTTCGATCCGCTGCCGGATCTGGCCGATCATGGTGGTTACGCCTTCATCGGCGAAAAAAGCGCTACGCTCTTGCAAGTTCATCCCGAAAAATTGTCTAGTATCCATAGTTCTTTTGACCTCTCTCTCCTCTGGTTCAGCCGGTGCTGGTGCCGCGGCCGGTTGGGCGGAAGCCTCCACCTCTTCGATCTCTTTTTCAATCGCGCGGATGTCGTCTTCCAATTTATTCTTTTCGTCTTCCGTTTCCTTTTTTTCGTTTTCAAAGGCTTCGATCTCGTCCTGGACGACAGTGCGGTCCTCCTCGGAAGTGTCTTCGGTGATCTCGTTCACGCTGTCTTCCAATTCTTTTTCCCGCTTTTCAAAGCCCTTGATTTTTTTCCGGAGTTCGTCCAGTTGTTTTTTCTTTTGATCGAGTTTCTTTCTCAAAAGCAATACTTTCAATGCCATGCTAGTCTCCTTTCAGCTTCTTTAGCATTTTCGTTTTAAAAGCCTGTGCGTCGCGTTTTTTGAGCGCGGCGTAGTCCTTTTTTCTTGCATTCACCGACGTGTCTTCATACGCCGGGAAAGTACAAATCGAAACCTCATACAGTTTCACTTCCCGAATTGTACACTTGATCGACCCGTCGTCCCTAAATTCCGTATCCTCTTTCAAAATGTCAAAGCCAAAAGAGCACTGGTCCACATCGCCG